GATATGTCGAATTTGAAAAAGCCGCAGCAAAGTCTGAAAGCATGGACTCAACAAAAGTGGAGAACTAAGAGTGGCAAACCTTCTACGCAAGGATCGAATGCGACAGGGGAAAGATACCTCCCCTCTAGCGCCATCAAAGCGCTCTCCCCGCAAGAGTACGCCGCAACCACCCGCGCCAAGCGTGCAGGAAAAGCCGCAGGCAAACAGTTTGTGGCTCAACCTAAAGGCGTGGCTAAAAAAGTTGCTCCGCATAGGAAAATAAAATGACTGCACCTAGAGGCGTACCCTCCTCGATAACCCGCATGGGGTTGTACGAGCCATTTAATTTACAAGTGGCTCGGGGGCAAATTGCCTGCCACAAAACCTTATTTAAGTTTGGCTCAAATCCAGTGGTGGATGCCGCTTTAGAGACGGTATGGAGCCAAGGCGGTATATACGTATACCCCAGCGCTGCTTCTGTCATGAAAGTTTCAAGTTCTAGCAATAACGACACGGCTTTAGGTACTGGCGCTCGCACAGTTACAGTTAGCGGACTAGACGCTAATTACAACGAACTTTCTGAGGTGGTCACGCTAAATGGACAGACTGAAGTTCTTACCACGAACAGTTTCATCCGTGTATTTCGTTCTTTCGTTAACACTGCTGGCTCTGGCGATACTGCCGCTGGTGATATTTATGTTGGGGTTGGAGTTGTTACGGCAGGTGTCCCTGCGACTGTTTACGCGAAAATTCCGTTGGGAGCCAATCAAACCCTAATGACGGTTTGGACGGTGCCTGCGGGCTATACCGCGTACATAGATGCGGGCACGTTTTCAGCCGCCGGTGCAAACACAAACCATTCAGTTAAAGGCCAACTTTGTTTTCGCCCTTTTGGCGGCGTTATGCGAGTCGGAGCAGAGTTATCTTTAGCTAATGGATTTGCTCAATTTGACTTTGAATACCCTATTTCTTTTCCAGAAAAAACAGATATAGAGTCCAGAGCAATAGCATTATCCGGCTCAGGTTTTTATGTAACTTCAACTTTTGATTTGATTTATATTAAAAACGATAGTCAAACACCATGACCACAACCGGCTCAACTATTTTTAATCTAGACCTCAACAATATTATTGAAGAGGCTTTTGAGCGTTGCGGTGACGAGCTACGTACTGGCTACAATATGCGTACAGCCCGTCGTTCTCTTAATCTTTTGACGATTGAGTGGGCTAACCGGGGTATCAACCTGTGGACTATCGAGCAAGGTTTGATCCCTATGGTTCAGGGTCAGATAACCTATGCCCTGCCAGTAGATACAATTGACCTGCTGGACTCCGTAATCCGAACTCAGACCGGAGTAGAGCAGACAGACATTAATATCAGCCGTATTAGTGTTTCTACCTACGCCACGATCCCCAATAAGAACGCCCAAGGCCGACCCATTCAGGTGTGGATTGACCGCCAGTCTGGAGACACCGGGACGACTGGAATTACCTTAAGTGGCAACATTTCGGCAACTGCCACAACAATTACGCTAAGTTCTGTAGCGGGTTTGAACTATGTTGGATTTATCAAAATCGGAACAGAGACTATTGGGTATAACGAGATATTAGGGAATACCCTACAAAACTGTGTCCGTGGAGTAGAGAATACAACTGCGGCGCCTCACTTAACTGGGGCGGCTGTTTCAATTCGCAACCTGCCAAATATCAATGTCTGGCCTGCCCCAGATCAGAGTAACTTCTATACCTACGTTTATTGGCGCCTACGCCGCGTACAAGACGCTGGCAACGGGGTGAATACCCAAGACATACCATTCCGTATGCTCCCCTGCTTGGTGGCTGGATTGGCTTATTACTTGGCTATGAAGCTGCCCAATGGGCTTCCCCGGCTAGAAATGTTAAAAGCGGCTTATGAAGAGCAATGGCTCTTGGCTTCTAGTGAGGATCGGGAAAAGGCGTCTTTGAGACTTGCCCCCCGTGAAATGTTCTATTAATCATGCCGAGTAAGTTTGCGTCTGGTAAATGGGCTATATCGCAGTGCGACAGATGCGGGTTTCGTTACAAGTTAAAGCAGTTAAGACAGATAGTAATTAAGACTAAAAATGTGAATTTGCTGGTTTGCCCAACTTGTTGGGAGCCTGACCAGCCGCAGTTGCAGTTAGGTATGTACCCGGTTAACGATCCACAAGCCTTACGTAACCCGAGACCGGATACGACTTATGTTCAGGCTGGCTATACAGGGTTACAGATTGATACGGGGGCAACCGGTGTATTGGGTAGCGGTGACCCCTCTGGAGGCAGTAGAATCATCCAATGGGGCTGGAATCCCGTTGGGGGGTCTAGGGCTAACGATGATGGCCTAACGCCCAATAACCTTGTTTTGGGTATTTCTTTGGGGACAGTAACAGTAGCAATTACTTAAGGAGTTTGAAATGGATATAAAAGCAGCATTAAAAGCGCATATGAAAAAGAAGGGCGCCAAAGCCCATCCGGACGCCAATGTAAAGAAAATGGCTAAAGGCGGCAAGACTAATGCAGATATGCTGAAGTATGGTCGCAATATGGCTAAGATCATGAACCAACGTAGCTCTGGGAGAGGCCGATAATGGACAAGCCAGTAAAGCAAGTTCCTATCGTACCCAACAATAATGGGTATCCAAACAACGTGCCTAACACGCAAACCCAGAAAACTCGCGGTACTGGGGCGGCAACCAAGGGCACTGGTCATAGCAAGAAGATGGGCTAATGAACTATACACAACTGTCTGCTGCAATACAGGATTACACCGAAGACTACGATACGGTCTTCGTTAACAACATCCCCGTATTCGTTCAAAACGCAGAAGAACGGATCTACAACACGGTGCAGCTACCGGCGTTGCGTAAGAACTCGACTAGCAATTTCAACGTAAATAATAAGTACCTACCAACCCCAAATGACTATTTGGCTGTGTTTTCGTTCGCGGTTGTGGATAACTTAGGAAACTACAACTACCTATTGGACAAGGATGTCAACTTCATCCGTCAGGCGTACCCATCTCCAACGGATTCAGGACTGCCTGAGTATTATGCTTTATGGGATCAGGACACCTTTATTTTTGGGCCGACGCCAGACCAGTCGTATCAGGTTGAACTGCATTACTTCTATTACCCAGAGTCAATTGTCACGGCTGGCACATCTTGGCTAGGCGATAACTTTGAATCTGTCCTATTTTATGGGTCACTGCTTGAGGCGGCTACCTTTATGAAAGAGGAAGCAGACGTAGTAAAAAACTATACGGAGCGGTACAATGAGGCATTGGCTCTGTTGAAACAATTGGGTGATGGCAAGAACCGTGAAGATGCTTACCGATCAGGACAAGTAAGGGTCAAAGTCAGATGATTTCACAGCAAGCCGAAATAACGTTGGGTGATGTTATAGTCCAAACCACCACGAACCGTGGTTGGACACCGGAAGAAATTGCCGAACGAGCAGTCAATAAGCTGATTTTTATCAGCGAAACGGCTCCTGAGCCTGTCCGGATACAGGCACAAGCGTACCGTGAAGAGATTCGTAAGGTTGTATTGCACTACCTAATTGAAGCAGTTCGGTCAGATCGCACCACTCTTTCTAACCGTTTAATACAGGCGGGGCACCCCGAACTACTTGATTTATTGAGGAACTAATATGGCAATCTCACAAGGCATATGCAACAGTTTTAAGCAGGAACTTTTCCTCGGAGTGCACGACTTCCGTGCTACCGGTGGAGACACCTTTAAGCTGGCGCTATATACAGCCGCCGCAACTTTGGGGGCAACCACAACGGCGTATACGTCCTCAAACGAAGTTACCAGCCCTAACTACACGGCTGGCGGGGCAGCGTTGACTAACTTAGGTACGTTCCTAACAGCGCCTACAGCCTTTATTGATTACGCAGACCTGACGTTTGTGAACGTTACCCTGACTACCCGGGGATGTTTAATATATAACACCACGCCGTCTGCAAACGACAACAGCAACAACCCCCTGACTAACCCATCGGTTTGCGTCCTAGACTTTGGTGGTGACAAACAGGCTGTGGCTGGCGACATCACGATTGTGTTCCCGTCCGCAACTGCAACAACCGCACTTATCAGGATCACATAATGGCGCTGATTCTAAAAGACCGTGTCCAAGAACTAACTACTACTGTAGGTACAGTTTCTTTTGCTCTGACTGGCCCCACGCCCTCGTATCAGGATTTTGATTCTGCGATTGGCGTAGGTAATACGTGTTATTACGCGGCAGTGCATCAAACAGCTTCTTTAGATGAGTGGGAAGTTGGTGTTGGTACCTTGTCAGCATCCACGACTCTTGATCGCACGACTATTTTGTCAAGTTCAAATTCTGGTTCTCCAGTTAATTTTTCTGTGGGCGCCAAACTAGTGTTCGTTACGTTACCAGCGGAACGAGCTATTTACGAAGACGCGGCGGGTAACGCTCCGTTTGAAACGGATAATGAAGCCGTTGCAATCGCAATTATTATGGGGTGATATATGCCGACCGCATTTAAAAATTATTTAACTTCTAATATTGGTGTAACGCCAACCGTCGTATTTACGTCAGGTGCTGGTGTTCAGACCACTATTTACAGCTTTACTATTGCCAATATTAAAAGCCCAGCAGCAACAATAACTGTTTCTGCTTACATTACTTCAGGCGCCACCACTTCATATTTGGTCAAAGATGCACCGTTACCAACTGGCGGTACTCTAGTAGTCGTGGGTGAACCACAAAAACTTGCTATGGAAACTGGCGACACAATATCAGTCGTAGCTAGCGTATCAGTAGCGGCTGATGTAGTTATTTCAATTGTTGAACTTACGTAAGAGGTAGCTATGAGCTATATTGGAAGAGAACCTACCCCAGTCCCGCTTTCTACAGCGGACTACCAAGACGGTTCGGTAACAGGGCCAAAACTTGCGCCGGGTGCCGCAGTATCTAATATTGGGTACACACCGCTGGATGAAGCAGGTGGTACGGTTAGCGGCAATTTTGATGTTTTGGGAACTACCGACCTTGCAGGAACCAACGTGGTTGGTACGCTAGACGTTACTGGCCCGATTGATTTAACAGGCAACTTTATCCAGAACCCTGCGTCTGGTACGTTCACGCTTGCTCAAGACCCAACTCTAGCCCTTCAGGCTGCTACCAAGCAGTATGTGGATAATAACTTTCAGTTGGCTACTGGGTCTGTAACAACACTTAACGTTAACTTAACTCTTACAAACGCATCTGCTCGAGTGTTTGAGTTTACTAGTGTTGCAGAATTCGTAAGGGTTACGCTGCCTGCCGCTAATACGCTATCAATCTCTAACGGTAAGTTTGTGTTTAGGAATGAGGGTGGCAACCCGTTTGGCGTTTACGATAACGCAGGCAATCTTATTGGTGCTGTTGGCCCTAACTCAACGGCAACTTGCTATTTGTACGACATCAGCACAGCAGCAGGAAAATGGTCGCTTGTTGGTGATGATGTCCGCCCTTTTTATATTACCGTATCTGCACCCCTGCCAACTAACGGTGGCCCAGTAACTGAAAATACACTTACATCTACAAACTTTTGCACTGTTGTTAAACTTACAGCTACTAATTATGTAGTAATTCATGCAGATAACACAGCAACTAACCAGCAATTAGCCGCATATGCTGTAGATACTTCTTTAGCTCCCGGTTTTCAAGTTGGCTCCAGATTTACAATTTCTCCTTTAAGTGCTACTGCTGGTGCTGGTAACCCCCTAACAGCTATATCCTTGCAAAATCCTGTATGGGCGTATCGACTTTCTGATACAACGCTTTATGTAGCAAATGCGTGTGCCGTTACAGCTCATGCTGTTCTTACTATTTCTGGAACAAGTATAACCGGCCCCGGAACAATTACAGGTGGCCCATTTGCCACTGTGCCACAAACCAGCACACTGCTCGGTGAGTACACTCAAATACAGCGTTTAACTGACAATTTGTTTTTGTACATCAATGCTACTTCTGCCGCAGCTAATGCTTCTTATCAAGCAGTAAAAATTGAGGGTACAACTATACGAGTTAGCGCTGCGGTTAACTCTGCCTCAGCCGTTGCTACTGGTGGTGGCGGTATGTTAGATACACGCTTGACTGAATATGACGCAGGAACTGGTGTTGGTCGTGTGGCGCTTGTTCGTCCAACTGGTACCGCTGCAAACTTTGGTCTATTAGCTGAAAAATTAACTGTTACTGCAAACTCTGTTGGAGTAAACCCAACGGTTGCCGTTACTAGCGCAATAGCTGTTCCAACAGCAGCTATAACACTAAATAATTCGTTTGGGTTTGCTGTAGATATTGGCAATACCGATTATGGAGTTGTTGCATATTACCAAGCCGGTACCCAATTAGCGTTTAATGGTTTATCAGGACTAACCGGTGCTGGAGCAATCACAATTACTGCTCAACAGACTGTTGCTAACGGTTCTACGGCTATGGTCGCATCAGGTAGTCAACGTACTGTTGGTGCCGCAGCCGTTGCTCCTGTGTATACCGCTGCTGGTGCTGGATTAATAACCAACTCTCGCACTCTGTGGTTTGATAGCTATGGAAGTGGCGCATGGCGTGCAATTCAAATGGGCCTTGCTTATACACGCTTTGTAAAAATTGTACGCGGTGTCGGGGCTAGTTGGAGCGCTACTATTGGTGACATATCAATCCCTGAAGGTACTAACACTGTTTACTCGCTGTTTCCGTTTGCTACGTACTCCTCGCGGTATCCAGACATTAACGCTGTTGGAACAACCTTAGTAGCAACAGAAGCAACAACTACAGATCCTACATTTGCAATAATTTCTAACGCAACTATAGCCCCTGCTGCTGGTGCTTCCGGTGGCATGAAAGTTTATCTTGCTTCTGAGCAGGCGAGTAACAAAGTTAACCTGATCAATGTGTTTGCCTCTGATAACTTTAGTATTCGGGATAACACAGCCACAGCCGCAGCTGGCATTGGTGTTTACACCCCGTATCAATCTATGGTTACTCGTTCTGGTTACATAGTTGTAGGTATTGGTTCGCCAACATCAACCACTACAAACCAACAGTCTTGGAACACTTATGCGTTTTTCAAGATGAACAACAAAGGCAGCATACGGTATTTTGGTAAATGGCAGTTGCCGTTAAAACTTGTTAATGAATTGGTGTTTAACCCCGTTTCATGTGTTCAGACCAACAAAATTGCAGTTTGCGGGAACTCTGTGTATATGGATGCTATTCCTGCATATGCTTCCCCAACGCATTTTAGGGAGTTTGTTGAAATGGATATGGCAGTAGAAAGCTAATGTTCTTCGGCGCCACCACTTTCTCTGAAGTACCGTTTGCTGGTTTACCCCAGACTGGCATTCAGTACATTGGAGTTACTGGTATGGGTATGACAATGGCGCTTAACCGCGTCATAGTTGATACTCCTTTCAACATCAACGTAACAATAACCCCAACAGGCAATCAGTTAATTATGGGGCAAGGTTCATTGGTTAGCTGGATTCCAATTAACCCCAACAGTTCTTCAATTTGGACTGAAATCGGTACATAAGGATTAATCATGTCTAGCCCATCACCAATTTTACGTCTTCAGTTAATGGATAACGGCGAGAACCCAAATACTTGGGGTGTCGTTACTAATAACAACTTAGGTACTTTGCTTGAGCAGGCAATTGCTGGCGCAGTTACGGTTGCACTGGCAGATTCTGATTACACGCTGACAAATATTGATTACACGTCTGACCAAGCACGTCGCATGATTTTGTTAGTTACAGGTGCTTTGACACAGACGCGTACTATTACCGCTCCTGCAGTTAGCAAAGTGTACATAATAAAAAATGGCACCACTGGCGGGCAAGCAATTCAAATAAAAACTTCAGCGTCTGGCAGTGCTGCGGTCACTATTCCAAACGGCAAAACAGGCTTTGTTTACTCAGACGACACTGATTTTTTTAATGCTATTACAAGTCTTCAAAATGCCACAATTACTGGAGGCACAATTTCCGGTCTAAGTTCACCTATTCCTGTTGCATCAGGCGGAACTGGTGGGATAACAGACACCGCCGCTAGATCAAATTTAGTTGCTGCAAAGTCTGGTATTAATAACGACATAACAGCTTTAACTGGCTTAGTCACCCCGATTCCTATTACTGGCGGTGGTACCGGAGCAATAAACGCTAATGCTGCGCGGGCGAACTTAGGTGCGGCGGCTTCCGGTGCTAATTCAGACATTACGTCTTTAACAGGGTTAACAACACCTTTAAGTTTGTCTCAAGGCGGCACTGGATCAAACATTACGGCTGCGGCAGGTGGTGTTCCTTACTCTACTGCGGGCGCCATAGTACTAACTGCGCCGGGTACATCAGGTCAGCTTTTGCGCTCAAACGGTGCTAGCGCTCCTGCATGGGCTAGCCAGTCTACTGCGGTGTCTTTGGTTGTTGACGGTAACGGGGCGCCATTTAGCACTGGTGTAAAAGCGTATTTGCAGATTCCTTTTGTTGCAACAATCACGTCAGTAACGTTATTAGCAGACCAAACAGGGTCTGTGGTTGTTGATATTTGGAAAGATACTTACGCTAACTTCCCTCCAACCGTAGCAGATACGATTTGTGCCGCAGCAAAGCCAACTATTACAGCAAGTAATAAATACACGGATTCCACGCTTGCCGGTTGGACAACTTCAATAGCGGCTAATGACATACTAGCGTTTAACATTGACTCAGTTACCAGCATTACAAGGCTAACAATTTCGTTAACCGTAGTGAGGTCTTAAATGGCTGATAGGTATTGGGTTGGCGGAAGCGGCACTTGGGATTCCTCAAGCACAACTAATTGGTCTGCTACTTCTGGCGGAGCAGCCGGGGCGTCTGCTCCTACAAGCGTTGATGATGCTTACTTTAATGCTAGTTCTGGCTCGCCTACAGTAACCATGTCAGGCGCTGTTTGCCGTTCGTTTTCTCACGCTGCCGGTACTGCAACTTTT